CCTACTGGTTCATCGAACACAACTTTTAGTAATACAGTCAATAATATTACTTCCATTTACTATCATCTTCTTCAACGTGCAGAGCATTTGATAACGGCTCAACAAGTTGCTGAATCTTTTCATAATCCTGCAATGATAGAGTTAGGATTTCAGTGTAAAATTAAAGTGGTCGAAGCTTTACACGTCAGTTTTCTAAAGGGGTATTTTTGTGAATATACTAACTTGGATACCTCTGATACTGGCTTGATTTGGGTGCCTTCTCCAGTAGTGTCTTTGAAGTACGGAAAGTGTAAGACTCCGCCTTCAGATATATATGGTACCAAATCAGGGAAAATTGGCGCATTGAAATCTTATTTGAACGGGGTTGCTTCTGGTTGGTCATGTATGCCTCCCAGTCCTATCCTGAGAGCTTTTGTTTCAAGAGATATGAAAAATTTTGATATGTCCAAGAGTTATAAGATGTTTGAGTATAAACCAAAAGAATATAGTATGTTGAATTGGTCTAGATATTCAATAGATTATAGTAACATTTATAACATTCTTGGAATAGATGAAAATGATGTCTTAGAAATAGAATTGTTGATCAAGAAATCAGAGCCTAATTCTTTGATTTCTCATTCAATAATAGACTCTCTTGGATGGCAATCTTACACTGAAGATGAAGATCTTCAGTTGTAACCAGCTCTGTCAGTGTGTTTTTGGTGGCTCTGCGGTAACGCAACGTAATTCCACGGGTATCCTTCTGGGACCCCAAACGTGATCAGACCATTTTAGATGTCTTGGGATTCAAATTTTGATTGTGGATGTCTGGCTCCACATTTGCTTCATTCCTTGTTCCTAGTGGTTAGAAATTGCGAGTCCTAAATGGGCGGCTCTTATAGAGGAAAATCAAAGAGTTTTGTGACAGTCTAAGGCGTTGGTCTTTTCTACTTCATTGAAGGAATGATCTTCTAGAGTTGCACTATTTTAAGCCCAGTGTTGCAACAACCAAAATTATTTTTGGCCTTTATTTATTTTGTGTGTCTTGGCCTCCTCCTAGTATGAGTTGAGAAGAGCTATGGAAAGCAAGCTGTTATTACTGCTTCCACATATCGAGCAAAGTATTTAATTGGATGGTGGTCTGACGAATAAGCACGTCGCTCTTATAAAAATGCTTAGAGGCACAGCCCCGGGAAAATGAATGACTTTAGTGGTCATTTCTACCAAAAAAA